GTAGATGAAGCCGATCAAAAAGAATACGAAGACATCAAAAATAAAATCATCAATAATATGGAATTTAATAAATTAAAAAAGGTCTTGGGCGAAGACCTAACTAATCAACTTAAAAAAGTTTTTAGTGAAGAAACCCCTGCTCCTGCGATTGAGTTCGTAGAGACAAGCTTATTAGACGGAAGTGCAATCGTTAAAGGTACTATCGCAGTAGGCGAAACAGTTACTTTGGTAATGCCTGACGGTAGCGAAGTTCCTGCTCCCGATGGAGAACACACTTTAGAAGGTAATGTAGTTATAACTGTATTGGATGGAGTTATTGCAGAAGTAGCAACTGCTGAAGAAGAAAGCCCATTGAATGACGAAGCATTAATGAGTAAAGTAAACGAAGCATTGGAAGCTCAGGCAAATGACTTTAACAATCAAATCGCTGACATCCACTCTAAGTACGCTCAAGAAATTGAAGCACTAAACGCAAAGACAACCGCTTTATTTAGCGCAGTTGGAATCTTAGCAAAGACCGAAGAAGTTGAAGTAGTAAGCAATGATGCAAAAAGAAAAAGTGCATCAGTAAGCGCAACTCAATTTAGTAGATTAACTGAAATATTAAACAAAATAAAATAAATAAAATAAGATGAAACTTAAAAAATTTGCATACGACACCACTGGTCTTCCAGCAGTCGTTAACGACCAATCATTAGAATTGCTTATCCGTTCTTTCTACGAAGGAAAGACAGGAGCTACATTCGCTAAACAAACAGGTATCAAGAGTACTGCTGATTTGCATTACATCACTACTGAATTGTTCTACCAAGCTGATACTGCTTGTGCGTTTAACGCATCAGGTAAGACTGGTTTCTCAAAGAGAACTATCACTGTAGGTAAAATCAAAGTTCAGCAAGAATTTTGCGCTAAAGAACTTGAAGGTTTTTGGACTGAGAGAGCATTGCGTCCAGGCACCATGTATGACTACATTGCATTCGAAGCTGACTTCACTAACTTCCTTGTAGGTTTGTTGACTGAAGCTAAAGAAACTGCTCTTTGGCAGTCTGCAATCGGTGGTTCAGGTGGTTCTAACTTAACTCAATTTGATGGTTTCAACAAAATCATTTTAGATGCAAGTGCAACTACAATCAACGGTAACCCTACAGGTATCACTACAGGAACAGGCATCACATCTGCTAACGTAATAGGTATATTCGATGGTATGTGGGCAGTTCTTCCAGCAAAGTTGAAAGGCAAAGCAGACTTACAGTTTTATGTAGGTGGCGACACTTTTGACAAATTGATCCTTGCTTTGAAATCTGCAAACTTATTCTACTACGATGGTGTAAACGGAAGTGCTTACCAATCTCAAGAATTAATCTTGCCAGGAACTGGAATCAAGGTTGTAGCTTACTATGGATTAGACGGTACTAACAGAATCCACTTAGGTAGAACTTCTAACTTTGTAATCGGAACTGACTTAGAGTCTGACGAAGATATGTTCAACATCCGTGAGAATCCAATCTCTTTGACTATGATGTTAGACATCCACTTCAAACTTGGAACTCAAGTGAAATTCCCGAATGAAATCGTAACATTTAAATTAGTATAATCATGGCTTGTTTACTATCAACTGGATTCACATTGGACTGCCGAGATAGTATTGGCGGAGTCGATGAAGTTTACATAGGCGAGTTAGAGTATTTGAACACTGCTACTTTTGCAAGTTCAGCGGGTGCGGTAACTGTAATGGCAATGACGGGTGGCAAAAAGTTCTATAAGTATGAACTTAGAAGAAACACGGCAGAAGCTAAAGCGGACAACGCAGGTGAGGTTACAAGCGGAAGCGGTTACATCATGCAAAGTGTTGAATTTTCTTTAGATAAGTTCGATGTTGCTAAACGTAACGAAATTAGAGTACTTGCGCAAAAACCTTTGATGTTTATCGTTAAAGACAAGAACGGTTTGTTTAGTTTGTATGGTTCTGAGAATGGTTTAGACCTTTCTACAGGAACGGCAGGAACTGGAAAAGCGGCAAGTGACCTTAATGGTTTCGTTCTAACATTTACAGGCGAAGAAAAGACTTATCCTTTGGGAGTTTCTCAAGCGATTGTCACTTCTTTGATTTAATCAATTATAAATAATTAAAGGGAGGCTTTAGGGCTTCCCTTTTTTTTTGTACTTATTTAAGTTTTAAATATTATATAAGTAATGATAAGACTTAATTTAGGAAGTAATGTGGTTGTATTGACTTTATCCGAAAAGGTAACCATTGCAACGCCTAAGTTTCTTTTTGAGTTTATTAACAATCAGACTCAACAAAAGTACTATTGCATTGCAAGTGATACGAGCCTCTACACGGATAGATATAATAAGTTTAACATTATAGTTAAGACAACCACTCCGAGTCCTTTAATTGGCGAAATACAAATACCTTTAGGGGATGAGTACACTTACAATGTATACGAGCAGGTAAGTTCAACTAATTTAGTGCCTACTGGTTTGACTGTAGTTGAAAACGGACTGATGACTTATGATAAGACGATGACTTCACGGATTCAAAACGAATCAACCTTAACACGCATAGCCTATGAGCCAAACTAATAACTATTCATTCTCTAAGTTTCCACTTTATGCGAATGAAACGCCCATTTTTCGCAAACAACCTAATATGGTTTATGTGCCTTATGGTAAGAACAATGATTATTCAGATTATCTTTCGTATCTATATAATAACTCAGGAATACACGGAGCGATTATAAAAGGTAAGGCAACTTATATTTTTGGCAAAGGTTTTAAAATTAAAGCCGATTGGAATGGAGACAAGATAGGTTTACAAAGAACTTTAAACTCAATTAATAATAGTCAGACGGCTGATGAATTAGCAAGAAAGAAAATCTTTGAAAGAACTCTTTATGGTGGTTGTGCATACTTAATTGAATGGGATGTTTTTGGTAACATGAAAAGTGTCAAGCTTCAACCATTTAACACAATTAGAACTTGCGTAGATAAGTCAGAGTTTTACATCTCTAAGGAATGGACAAGAGAACAAAGCACTAATTCTAAATGGAAAAAGTCAAACGGTCGCTTACCTGAAGACACGGTTACATTACCAGCGTTTAACCCACTTAAAAGAGAGGGCAAACAAATCCTTTATTTAATAGACGATAATCCTGCGAGTGATATATACCCATTACCCGAATACAATAGCGGTGCTACACCGATTGAAACGGACATTGAGTGCAACTTCTTTCAGTTAAACAATGTTAAAACGGGCTTCTCAGCAGGAACAATGGTTACTTTCTTTAATGGAACGGCTATAAATGACGAAGAGCAAATTGAAATTGAACACGCTTTTAAAAGTAAAGCTTCAGGCACGGACAACGCAGGAGAAATACTTTTAAACTTTCAGAATCCAAACACAACCGCTCCGACAATTAGTCCTTTGCGTTCTAATGACTTGGATAAACAATATGAGCAATTAAGCAAGGACACGATAAATAAGATTCTTTATTCTCATAGAGTTTCTAACGGTTTACTTTTTGGAATTAAGACTCCAGGCGAATTGGGTGGAGGTAGGTCAGAGTTTGATTTGTCTTGGGAACATTTTTCCAATACCTATGTAAAGCCTAAACAACAAGAGGAAGAAGAGGACATGAACTATATTCTTTCTTTGTACGGATTCATAGGTAACCCGGTAGAGTTGACTACACTCGATCCAATTGGAATTGAGTTGACAAGTGAAGTAATTAGCAGAACGATTGATGCCGATTCATTTGCTGATATGGTTTATATGCGTTTAGGAATTGAAAAGCCTAACCTTGTTAAGAAGGATGACATCTTAACTACAATTAATAGTGCAAGTCCTTTGGTTGCTAACAAGATTTTGGATAGTTTAACCACTAACGAAATAAGGAGCATTATTAATCTTCCTGCAATAATTGGGGGCGATACAACAAAAACGAGCGCATTCAGTCAAGAAGAAGATTTTATCCTTGCAAAGTTTTTAGAGATTGGCGAACCTGCCGAGAATTACACGATAGTAAAATCTTGTTTTGTTTACTCTGATTCTGAGAATTTCGCAAAAGAAGATGACGATAAATTAATCGAGGCGATAAAGAAAAACAAGAAGATTAAAATCTCTGACTTGGCTAAGAAATTAGGACTAAGCGAGAGTGAAATTTACAAATCTTTAGAACGATTAAATAAAAGTAATACTTTACTTGTTGACTACACCGAAACCAACGGAGAGATAAGCATAACTCCTAAAGAGATTCAAGAGCCACCGACTCAAGAAGTAGGCTTGGAAACTAAATGGAGATATACAACAAATTTAAGCCCTGAACTTTTAGAGACAAGTAGAAAGTTTTGTGTTGATTTGATAACTGCAAAACAATTATATTCACGAGCGCAAATAGATGCAATGCAAAATGAAGCAAGTACAAGAGGTTATAATGATGATGTATTTAAGTATAAAGGCGGTTGGCAAACTATCAAAGGGACAGTCACTCATATTCCATCATGCAGACATTTTTGGGAATCGGTCTTAGTAAAAAAGAATAAATAGAAATGAGTTTAAAACCACTTTTCGTATCAACCGCAACCATTAAAAAATATGGTGTAATAGAGAACAATGTCGATGACAAGTTGATTGCTCAGACTATTATAATGGTGCAAGATTTACAACTTCAACAAATATTAGGAAGTGACCTTTATAATGAAATTGCAAACCAAATAAACGCATCTACTCTAACGGGGTTAAATCAAACTTTGTTAGATGAGTATATTCGTGACTTTATTATCAATGCAACCATTGCTGATGGGGCGATAATATTTAACTATCGTTTTTCTAATAAGGGCGTAGTAACTCAAAATAGCGACAACCAACAACCAGTATCTCAAAGAGAGCTTGAATTGATTGAGCAAAAATGGGGGCGTATGGCTGAGTTTTACGGTAAAAGACTAAGCGGTTATTTAGCTGAGAACTCTAATATTTACCCTTTGTGGATGTCAGGCAATAATAAACTACAAGACATTCAATCAAGAGAATTAGGATATAGCACAGGTTTCTTTTTAGGCAGGTCAAGACGAACAACAACAAACAATGAGCGAAAATACTACCCCTACTGCAAAGACTGCTAATAAAAAAATCACTAAGAAGAATCTTCAGAAGTTAATGATTTACATTGAAAAGAAAAAATGATAACTAAGAACACCTTATATCAATACTTCAAGGACTTTGCAGACAACCATTTGCAAATTAAAGACTATGGTTATGGCGACCTTTGGGAAATTAGTGCGTCTCAAGCTACGCAATACCCTTTATTTTGGGTAAGTCCGCAACCGAGTAACATCTCAGGTAACGATATAATATATAACTTCAGTATTTTAATAGGCGATAGGGTTGAAGACGGCGAAGGTAATAAAGTAGAAATTGAATCGGATACTTTTCAAATTGGTTTAGACTTATTTGCAACTCTTAATCTTCACACTGAATTAGACCTGGATAAGACATCAACATTTACCCCATTTGTACACGATTTCAAAGACAAAATTGCAGGACATTTAATTACCTTAAGCGTATCAGCTCCTTTTAATTATGACGAATGTGCAATACCACAACTATAAAAAAAATAAAAAAATAATATGACAAGTTTAGAAAGAATTTCAGGAGCAGTCGGCAGTCAATTAGTAACTGGCACTTCCACAGTAACAAGAGTATTCAGCGCTTTAAGCATCAACGCTGATGCGGTAATAGCCGAGATTTACTATGACAACGATTTAGTTACAAACCAAGTAACGGCATTGGGAATTAATGCCCAAACATTGACTGCAGGATCGATTATGTTTTGCAAAAACGATGTGCAATTTGGCAAAATTAAATTAACTTCAGGCTCGGTTTTTATACACTAATTATGTTAACTGTTGGACTAAATTTAAAGCCAAGAGTTAAGAAAGGTTTTGACTCTGATGCACAGGCATTCTTTACACGGGTAACGGTTGCAGGTGGAACACTTTCCGCAACGGAAAAACTTGCGACTAATCAACTTGTACTTGATTTAAAGAGTGCAGGGATATGGACATCAATGAAGGCTATCTACCCAATGGTTGGTGCAAGTGCAGCAGCTTGTGCACAAAATCTTGTGAGTTCAAGTTTTACGGGTAGTTTTACTTCAGGATGGACATTTGCAAGTACTGGTGTAACGCCCAATGGAACTAGCGCGTTTATGAATACTACATTAAATGGGACACAATTAAATGTAAATAGTCAAAGTTTATCTTACTATTCAAGAACTAATAATCAAGGGTTAATAGATATAGGAATACAAATATCAGCACAAAGAAATTCATTATCATTGCTTAGAACATATGGAGGTATTCCAAATAGTTCTGTTAGTGATTTACAAAATGCTGGTATAGGTGAAGCTACAACAAATGCCATTAATAATTCAACTGGTTTATATACTGGAAGTAGGACAAGTGCAACAAGCAACAAATTATATAGAACTGGTTCTGTTATTGCCACAAATACGGCTAATTGGCTAGCGGTGTCTTCTCTCAATTTAAATTTCTATATAGGTGGAAATAATAATAATGGAAGTGCAACTGCATTTTCTAGCCATGAATGCGGCTTAGCTAGCATTGGAGATGGTTTAAACGATACACAAGCCACAAACCTTTACACAGCAGTACAAACATTTCAAACAACATTATCAAGACAAGTTTAAAATAAAATAATATGAAAGGTTATCAATTAACAATAGAACAAAAAGAATCAATTCAAGGAGTGGAATATACTCCTTATCAATTTTTCAACTGTGTTCAAGACATCAACAATGTATGGTTTACTTTTTTGTCAGAATCTGACATAGTAGCAATTACCGACTCTGAATGGTCTTGGATATTAGATTGTCCATTAGTAGAGTATGTTCCACCAACGCCACCGCCATTCCCTAACGAATAATTCTCTGATACCATATGAAACACATGAACGATAACATAGCTGACCTACTACTTACAACAAGTTTTCTCGGCACGATTGCCCATTACTCTTCACTTATGCAACCTATCGTGAGTTTACTTGCTGGACTAATTGCAATTGTATCAGGTGTCTTTGCAATAAGATACTATTATTTAAAATCAAAAAATGGCTAAAGCAAAAGTAGAACTTAAGTCTTTCAGAAAGAAAGCAAAAAAGAACGGAAAAGGAATCCATTCAAAAAACAATAAACCATTAAAGAAATATAGGGGGCAAGGCAAATGTCGATGAGAAAAACAAATACACCAAAATGGCTAAGTGTAACCAGGAAGATAATGATTTACATAGGAGGGGCAACTTTCCTGCCAATGCTATTTGGTAAAATAGGAATTAAAGATGTTGAGTTTGCTTTACAATGTTGGCTTGGAGCTTTAGGATTGTTGCAACTTTACATCGATAGTAAGTACAAAAAAGAGCAAGACATTTATAAAGCATGATTGACCAAATAACTTTAGACCGAATAGAACTTCTACATCCAAAGATAAAAGAAGAGGCTAAGGCTTTATACTCCGAGATATGTCAAACGCTCTCTAATGGAGTTATATGCCGTTTCTCGCACACATTAAGAACAATTGAAGAGCAGAACGCTTTATATTCTAAAGGGCGTTCAATTAAAGGGCAGGTTGTAACTAACGCAAAAGGCGGACAATCGTTCCACAATTTTGGTTTAGCAATAGATATAGTTTTAATCGTGGATGGTAAGGCAAGTTGGGAGCGTGGCAAAGACTTTGACAAAGACGGTCAGGCAGATTGGATGGAAGTTGTAAAGATATTTAAAAAGTACGGATGGTTTTGGGGTGGCGAATTTAGAACCTTTAAAGATTATCCGCATTTTGAAAAGACATTTGGGTTGACAACTAAACAATTAAATAACAAAGAAAAAATAGGTAACTATCCAAAATTATAGTTATCTTTGAAGTGTAAATAGTTGTTGTTTTTTCATAAGTAAGAAGACCTCTCAGGAATGGGGGGTTTTTTTATGTCACAATATTTTGCAGAATTGTGAGATGCAAATGCGTATAATATCATACATTAAGTCTATTTTATATGTTAATGCGTACTTTATCATACAAATATTGTGTATCGCAATTTAAAATATATTTTGTTTTGTAAGTTTTAAATTGTAATATTGCAAAATGATTAAGAACTTAATAACAGTTAGAAACTTCGCCCTCCTAAACGGGAAGACTACACAATGGGCATATGACCAAGTCAAAAAAAAGGCGGTCAAATCTTTGGAAATTGATGGAGTTAAATTTATTGTAAGATGACCGAGCAAGATTACATCAGTCTAATTGAAACCGAACTTAAGAAAAAATACTCAATGGTCAAAACGGTTGAATACCAGTGGCGTTATACAGTACACTTTGGACAAACTGATTTTGTATCCTTTGCCAATCTTCAAAAGTCAACAATCAAACCTTTAATCTCTGAAGGCGTAATACCTTTGACAATTAGAAACCTTTTAAAGTGATTAGTAAAAACATTACAAAGTGCAATAAGTAGCACAAAATAATATAATGCGTAGTAAAAGATATAAAAACGTACAAAATTGTGCAATATATAACACAAATACAAACCAATAAGTTGGCAATATTTACAAAAAACAAAACCAATAAATGAGCAATAAAAACATGACGGCAGTCGAATGGTTGGTGGAACAATTTGAAAAATATTATGTCTTTAGAGATTTAAAAAATACTATTGTTTACCAACAAGCCAAAGAAATGGAGAAGGAGCAAATGATAGATGCGATAAATAATGTTAGTAAAAATAATGTTAAATATGCAAATATGATTGTTTCATCTTGGTCGCAAATAGAAGGAGAATTATTTATGCATAACACAAAATTAGCAGAAACTTATTACAACGAAACATTTGGGGAGGGTAGGTGGTCAGTCGGAAATTCCGAACAACCACTTTAATAATGGAAAATAATATCTAATTTTAGCCTTATGGTGGAAAAAACAACTAAAAACAATTAACAAAACCTTTAAACAACAAACAAAATGGAAAAACAAACGGCAGTAGAATGGTTGTATAAAAACTTAAAATCACATTTTGAACATGATGGTGATTTACTTGAAGCTGTTCAAATGAGCTACGAACAAGCCAAAGCAATGGAGAAAGAAGAAATGAAAGAAATGTACTTAAAAGGAATTGAAAACTACGACCCAACATTTAAAAGAAAATATGAGCTATAAAAACAAAGGCGATTTTATCAAATGGATGGCAAGGCAAGATAAGTTTGCATTAATAAGAACATCAAGAAATTATCAAAGGAAATACATATGACACCAATAAGTGCGACATATAGCACAAAAGAATATAATGTGTAGTAAAAGAGATAAAAAGGTAAGCAATAGTGCAATATATAACACAATAACTCGGTAATTATCCGAATACAAACCAATAACTTCACAATATTTACAAAAAACCAAACCAATGACTTCGTATATTTGCGAATCATAGCGTATCTAAAAACAAATAAAATGAACAATAAAAAACAAACGGCAGTCGAATATTTATATGAAAAAATGTTTATCCATAAAGGTAATATAACTATTGAAGAATATGAACAAGCCAAAGAAATGGAGAAAGAGCAGATAATCGATGCGCATATAGAAGGTCAAAGAGTGTTTGACAATTATCAACACACTCAATGGACAACTGACCAAGCCGAACAATATTACAACGAAATTTATACTGTGAGTATAAATACAGTCAAATAAATAAACAGATGAATCAAAAAAGAATATTTCGAGTAATTAAATTAATTGATTTTTTAAAGGTAAAAGCAAGACCAGTTAATTCAATGGCAAGATATTTAGAAATAAGTGAACGAAGTGTCTACCGATACTTAAAATTGTTTCAAGAATTAGGGTATAAATTAAATAAAGACACAAATAACAAATATAAATTAATATGACATCAAAAAAAAATCTATGGATTACCGGGTTAATTTGCTTACTGGCATCGTGCCAAAGTTACCGGGCAGAAAGAAAAATAAACAAGCTCAAGTCTTGGGGTTACCTATCCGACAGTACAATAACTCGTTATGACACGATTAGAGGTTGGTCAAGGGACACGATAATTCAGTTTGATACTCTATCATTGATTGATACTTTAATAACCATAGAGAATGGAATTAAAGTAAGTACTATAATTAAATGGCGAGAACGCCAGGTAAGACAAATAGTAAGTCAAAAGGATACTATCTTTGAACATAAGTTTACAACCAAAGTTTTAAAGCAACCTGTTAAGTGGTGGAATCGATTTAAAGTCGGTTTAATCTTTGGAATCCTTTTGACAATTGCGATGTTTTATTGTGCCTATAAATTCAACAAAGTATGACACTTAAAGAACAACAACAACATTTTAAGGAGTTGACCAAACTAATGGAGCATACCTTATTTAGTAAAGGCGATGACTACGCAAATGCTGACCGGTTAAGCAACTTTAAACTAAGCGGAGCTATCTCAGGGACTAACGCCCGACAAATTGCCTTAGACTTAATTGCAGTTAAGGTTTCCAGATTAGGAAACTTATTCCATTCAGAGAAAGTAAACAACGAAAGTATATCGGATAGCATTTTGGATCTTGCGAACTATTCAATCTTACTTCACATGATAGTAAATGAGGGGACTTATAAGCAAATAGATAAACACACTTGCTTCGAAGCTTCACATTTTGAATGCAGATGCCAGGATAAGTGCGAACGCAACCCCTCATACCTATGATTTATTTATCTTTATACCTACTTGGCGCAGTTCTTTGTGTGGGTTTCATCGCTCAAGATGATTCAATATAAAAAATAATTGTTTGATTTACACATAGTTAGACTTAATTACTAAAAATAATTACTTTATAGTTTTAAATTGTCAAATATCGTTATATCTTTGCTCCCATGAAAGACAATCTAATTTTACAAATCAAAAATGACATAGCAATTTTAGACATTGCTTTAAAGTCTAAAAACATTAGTGTAAATGATTACTGCACTACTTACAATCAGTTGGCTAAAAAACTTAAATCTTTATAATCATGAAAGACAAATTACAAACCATCGCACTCGGTATCTTTACCATTGGACTACTTTTCGTTTATGTTTTTAACCTTTTAATTCGCATCGTATGACATACACACCTAAAAACAATTGGCACTTTAACAATGTAGTTAATACTTGTTTTACTGAGGAACAATTCAAAGAACTTGAGGAAGAATACGAGTTCTCAAACGAAAACATCTTTATTAATTATCTATACTGTAACGCATTTGGACACTTTAATTATGACTTTGAATTTAAAGGAGTTAAATTCTCAGGCGTTAGAAAGTTACATAAAGAAGACCAAGCCGTTTGGTCTGACGAAAATAGAGAATGGATTGAGTTTCAGATGTGTTTAGAGTTACTTTCCTGCGATTTAATGAACGAACTATTTGAAAACCACGAACAATACAAATGAAAATAACAATCAACAAAACAATCGAAACGGAAATTGAAGTCCCTCAGTACTGGACTTGTCACAATGGTTATTCAGTATTTAAACTTCTTGACAACGAAAAATGCTATCAAGTTTTAGCCTATCCTAAATGGCCAATGATAGCTATATCAAGTGTAAAGACTAATTTTGAGTTGTCATCAACTGCAATAACTGAGGAGGAATTTAACTTAAGACTTAACGAAGCTAAACAATTTTTAAACCTTTAAGTTATGAGTAACCTACCTACAATACAAGAATTGCACGAAGAGAATGCACTTGTCAGCTACAAGAATGACCAACTAAACCTACTCCTTAATCAAGAACCTAAAAAGGAGTGGGTTAAGGAGCATCCATTTGTTAAAGGTCATAAGTACATCCCAATCGATAAGGTGGAGTTTATGCTCCGCAAGATATTCAAAAAGTATTCAATTGAGATTACTAACCAGGGGACTTCTTTCAACGGAGTTTGGGTAACTGTCAGAGTGCATTACTTTCATCCAACGGAAGCTACTATGATGTATCACGATGGCATCGGTGCGGTTCAATTACAAACTGCAAAAGGGACTTCTCCTGCTGACTTAGCAAATATAAACAACGGTGCTTTGTCAATGGCTTATCCGATTGCTAAAACTTTGGCTATTAAGGATGCGTGTGACCACTTTGGAAAGTTATTTGGGTGTGACCTTAACCGCAAAGATACAATGGCGTTTAAAATCGATGTAACGCCTGAAGACTTAAAAGAACAGTTAATACAATTGTTTGAAATCAAAAAAGAAAGTTTATCTTTGAATGAGCAAGAGCATTTTGATCGTATCATAAAAGGAAGTGAAAAGAAGTCTTATCAAAAATCAGTCGACTATTTAAAGAACTTATGAGCATACAACTAAATAAAAACCGAATCGGCAACATATCATCTTCAAACATCCATAAATTAATGGGTGCTAAGAAGCCAAGAGAAACCTATCTGACCGAGTTATCCTATGAGAGAAGATTAGGCAGAAGCTTGAGCAACGAGACAACATCCAAGCCGACATCTTGGGGGCATCTACTTGAGGGTATTGTATTCAATCAGTTAGGGTTTGAATATTCCCTTGTATCTGACGAAACGATTAAACATCCGCAATTTGACTATTGGTGTGGAAGCCCTGACGGTTACACGATTGACTCAGTTATTGACATAAAGTGTCCGTTTACCTTAAAATCGTTTGTAGAGTTAGTCGACATTAAAGATATAGAAACTTTAAAATATGAGCGACCTGAGTATTACTGGCAATTAGTTTCTAATAGTATCCTTTTAGGGAAACAATTTGCCGAGCTTATTGTGTACTGTCCTTATGAGGATGACTTGGGAATAATCAAACACCACGCTCAGAACGTAGATGCTCAAGACCTGTATAAATACTATTGGTTAGGCTCAGCGACAAACGAAGAGATACCCTACATACTACCAGGCGAAGAGTTTATCGATTTGAATATCTTTAAATTTGAAGTACCCCAAGAAGACAAAGAATTATTAACCGAAACAATTAAATCAATTAAATTATAAATCATGGCAGAAATCCTAAGCGGTTCAATCAACTTGAACCTAATCAAAAAAGAAAACATCAAAGAAGTTACTTTGAAAGACGGCTCAACGGCAAAGTTTTTAAACATCAACATTTCAATCAACAACGAAGTAGACCAGTACGGCAATGTCGCAGGACTTACAATCTCTCAGACTCAAGAGGAAAGACAAGCCAAGACTAAAAAAGTTTATTTAGGTAACCTTAAACGAGTTTGGAGCGACACGCCTCCTGCATTGGAAGTGACAATTAAAGACGAGGATATTTTAGATTTACCATTTTAATCTAATCTTATGAACTTACAACTACTATCTAACCCAAACAAACTATCCTCAGGCGTAATGCTTGAGGGTGTTTGTCTTGAACACTTAAACAACATCAGAGCTGAGATTCTTACATCCAAGAGCTTTGCCAAATGGAGACAAACGATCAAAAAAGAACTTAAAAAAATTCAAAATGCACATAACAGTTAAAAAAATCGGTATGTTCTTTAACACCATTAAGGAAAAAGGACAAGACCTGGCTACTTCAAAAGAAAAAACATTAAAGCAAGACCAAATCATTCTAAACGCTTTTAAGCCTAACGGAATGAATAGTGCTTGGCTAATGTATAACGCCAACGTATTGCCTCACGGAACGCCCATAACCTCTTATCGCAGAAGTTTTAACACTCTACATGAGCAAGGTAAGATTGAAAGAGTAGGCGCAAGAATTGGCAACCTGGACAAAAAAGAATTTACTTATAAATTAAATTTGGAAATTTAAATATAAATAGTATATTCGCACCGTTATGATGGGGTGAAGACCATCAATTAAATAACAAAGATATTAGTCACACCAGTAGAGATTGCTTCACCAACTCTACGGGTTGTGGCTTTTTTTATTAAACAAAAACATGGCAAAACGATTAACTGATACCGAGAAATGGAAGAAACCCTTTGTAAGGGGTTTAGATGCACCTTATAAGCTCCTTTGGTTTTATATTTTAGATGACTGCGACCATGCTGGAGTATGGCAAGTTGA